GGGTTAATTAGATGCAAGCTCCAGTTCTTCATTATCATAATCAACAAATTTAGGCTTAGGTGTAAACGGATTACACGTAACGATAATATCTATATCACCAAAGACCAATTTAGCACTGCATGGGCTTATCGGCTCAACCCTAAAACCCAATTCTTCAGCATTGAAAACGCCTTTCTCGGGATGCTCAAAAACATAATCTGTTTTTGAAAAATCACCAAAAACTGCACGCTTCCAATAACCCGTAACATAAACATCTTTTGTTAATTCAAGTAAAGGATTTTGCGTTTGGAGATTGTTGACCGCTAAAGATGAAGACGCAGGAACGGGAGCTGCATCAACCGAGTGCTGTTTTTCATCTTTAGAAAAAAGCGTTTGATAAAAGAAAACCCCCATAGCCAACATAAACAAAATACAGAAAATACCTACATAAATAATTTTAGGTGTTTTGCCTTTATGCGTATGTATTTCAGCAGACCAGTAAATTCCATAAAAATTAGAATCACGTTTAGGAAATGAATTAGAACAAGACTTAAGGTCAAAGTAATTATCAGGGTCAATACATTTAGAGGTTTCATAACGTGTTACCCTTTTACCACCAAAAGCATTATGAAAATGAATATGTTTACCAACTAAACGTCTAATGTTTACATCAATTAATTTAGGGTCTTGAGTAATTAAATGAACATCAAAACCCTTATGACGATGTGTTTCAAATTTTGAAATATGCTCAGGAACCCGAGCACCAACACCACGAGGTGGAAAAAATTGTTGGCATTCATCAATAAAGATAATCGAAGTGTTTGGTAATTTATGCCAATCATTGGGATTATCAAAATGAACAAAATGTAAGTTATAACGTTTTATATTCTCGAAATTGTAAGCATCACTACCCTTACTACATTGTATAAACTCTTCAAGTCTAAAAAGCAGCTTTTTAGAATAAGACTTACGGCACCAATGCAAAAAAGTCAGTATATGGTCGTGAGCTTCATAATATGTTTGCAACCAAGGCACATCACTTAATTGTATAAATTCATCTTCGTTATGCACCCTTTTCATTATTTTTTGTAGCTTTTTAATCGCTGGCTTATTCTGCAAACGTGGAAAGTACCAGCCATAAAACCAACCAGAAAAAGATTGCACAACATCTAAGTCGAGCATAAATAATTTAACGTTGTTATAAAATTTTGGTCGGTCAAAGTCATCTATTTTTGTAAGTTCAATAACAGAGTTTAAAGTTTTACTAGCACCCGGCTTGCCCGTTCTTAGATAAATCATAATTAAGCCTCCCAGTTCATGTCGTTTTTATCACCGGGTTTACGCCAAACTTGCTTTCTAAGCCCTTTATTATTTAGCCCTTTAATAACTAATAAAGTAAAGGCACCACTCAACATAATATTCAACGCATCAGGAAGACCGACCAAATCAATCATTGTAATAACATCAGCAGGAATACCAGCAAAATTACTATTAATCTTTGAAATAACGCTGTCTATTGCAAAATCAAATCCAACAAATAAAACCGTACCCATACCGATACCCGTAGCAACATTGGCAACCGTTGAACCAATAAGCGCAGGAAAAAAAGGAATTAAAAAAGTAAACAACCAACTAAATAATTTAAACATATAACATCCCTATTAATAGTATTTTGCAATCATCATAATTACGCCAAAGCTGGCAAAGGTAAGTAAGAAAGCTTTTATTATTTTTGCTAAATCACAAAATGGATTTAAGTCGATTGTAAAGTTAGCATCTAAAACACTAATAGTTTTTGGTGCAGGACAACCGCCACCGCCAATATTTACACCATTAGAAGAATTAAATTTATTCATATACTTTGATACGTCCAAAGTACCAGCGTCTATATCTTCAATTTTATTCTCTTCAATGAACATATTAAAAGTATTAGTAATATTATTTTCATGGGTATCAAATAAATTAGAAATGCCACATTTATCCTCCCATAGACGTTTAGCTATATAGCACTGGGTAGCAGAACCATTACAAACAAACGTTTCACAAGTCTCACCATTAACGTTATCAGTGACACCGTCATTGTTTTCATCATCAGTACCAGATGGAGGTGGTTTAGCACCGCCACCGCCCGGTATATTACCAATAGCATCTTTAATACCGTCTAACTTACTACTAAGAATATTAGTATTGTGTTGTAAGCCATCAACAGTATTAGATGTGTTTTCGACAATCTTTGCTAAGTTACCATTCGTATCAGAGGTGGTATGCTCACCATCACCATCAGTATCACCCGTACCACCCGTGTCATCATCATTAGGATTGTCAGGTTCTAAACTACCATCACCACCACTAACGGAACCATCTCCTGTACCCGTATCATTTGGAGCCTCACCATCAGGAACAGGATTGGGCGTAGGATTGCCATCACCATCAGTTGTACCGTCACCCGTACCATCACAATCAACACCCGTTGAAATAAGATCATAAGTACATCGTTTAATACCATCGCCAAAAGTAATGCAAAGTCCAGCAGGACCACCAACTTTAACAGGCTTAGCACTACAATTATCTATACAATAAAATTTCGATTCGGAACCCTCAACACCCTCAATGTTAGCCGCAATAATCTCACCAGCAGGCATTTTGCATTGATTTTCAGGTGGTGGCGGCTCATTTGCAGAACATGTACCATCACCGTTATCATGAGGATGTGAAGACGGACAAGAAGGAGCATCCTGATACTTTCTAAAGTTACCTAATGAATGATTTTTAGGATTCCAATCATAAAAATAAATACATTCCAACCACCCAGAATTAACATCACCAACCTTTAATGTTGGCATTCTCTCGCACTTATGGTCCATAGACCAAGCCTGATAAAGCAACGTATCCCAAGTTAAACCGTCAACCATAACACCCGCATTATCAGTGTAACGATATAAAGGTCCTTTTTGGGCAGTATCAGATTGCTCTGGAGGTGGAGAAGCAAAAGAATAAACACTATAAGTAAACGACAATAAAAAAGTTAAAAAACTTATTAAATAAAAAATCCATTTCATAACTATCACCCAAATCTTCTAATGCAATCGACAAGGACGAATAAAACAAATAACCAAATTAAATCAGTAGTAGTAATTAAAGACATAATTTAAATTCCATTTAAAAAAAAGGGAGCATATAAGCCCCCTATTATTAAGTTGGTTTATATAGCATTAACCAAAAATTGCACCTTTAACCCATTTAAACACAACAGCCACACCAGCTAGACCAATCAAGGCACCGCCAACCGCAGAAATTGCCGCCGTTCCGTCAGTGGTGATTGCAGTTGTTGCCGCAGTAACATCAATTTCAGCCATTGCAGAAGTTGAAACAACTGAAAGAGCAACAAGTGAAGCTAGAGTGATTAATTTAACTTTCATATTTTTATCCTTAAAAACCGAGTTGTTTTAAAATGAATTTAATTACATAAACAAGAGCGTATAAAGATGCAGCCGCCCCCACTAAAGCAAAAACGCTTTCTGCACTAAGCGTATTTTGTATATCCGTTTCAGCTAATAAATAATAACCATCACAAGGGACAGAGTTAGATACTTGTAATAAGTTATTTTCTACTGCCTTAACGCATAACATAATTAGAAATCCTTACCCAATGGAACCAAAACAATTTTACGAGAAAATTCTAAACGGTCGTAATTACCTACTTGGAAACTACTTTGGTGTAATTCATATTTACCAGCAATATAAGCAGGTTGACCCTCTTCTAAACCAATAGAAGTTTCTACAGGGAATTTACCGCCCAAATGAGCATAAGCAACTTGAGAATATAATTTTAATTCACCACGTTTTTCATTTGCTGGAATAGTACGAGTATCAATAGATTCGTTTTCTTTAAAAATTTCAATAATCAATTTAGTCATAATATAGAGTCTCTGTTATTAAGCTGCTTTAAATGCAACAACATTAGATAGTGCTTCAAAATCACCAGATTCATAAGCTGCTAAAATTGGTGGGGTTGGTTCGACCCAATTAGATGGTCGCTGATTGTTAAAATCAATTTCGATAACTTGAAGTAAAGGAACGACATTATCCAAACCGTTACCTTTTAAATTTTGTAATTGTGCTTTAGAGAACCCAGCATCAAGTAATAAATTCAAATTATCATAAAATGTTCTAGGTGCAGAAAAGGTATCTTTTACGGTATCGTAACCATCGGAAACTAAAGAACGATAAAAACGAAATACACGGTCAGCTTTTGCATAACTAAAACGATTATAAGCAATACCATTTTCAATTTTTGGCTTAAGTGCCTTTTTATATAAATGTTTTAGTTTTGAATAAACTTCATCATCATTAAAAATATTCATTGTCTGCCCTTGTAAACTTTCGAGTAATGGCTGAAATGCTTTTTTCCAAATATCAGTAATTAAACAGCTACCATTTTCTTCATATTCATATTGGAATGTAATTGCATCAAATAAATTTTTAGGTACGTTAAATTCGTCTAAGTATCTGCGTTTGGCTGAACATTCAAATCTAATTAAATTACGTGCGAAATTCTGTAATTCAGGGTTGGACATAACTTCTATCATGCGGTTATGGGTGCAATCACCTTTAGAAGCTTTAGATTTTAATTGCTCAAATTGACGTTTAAATTCATCACCTTTTGAATAGGCTTTTCTATCAACATGACGAGAACCACGGGAAAAATAACAAGTAGTTTCATGCTCATTTAAAACTGACTTTCTCATCTGCTTATGAGAAATATTCTTTAGTTGATTAATAACTTGTTTAACTTGAGAAGAGTTGGCAACCCGGGCTGAAAAAGTACAGTCAAGTAAATCTAAAGTCGTGTTTGGAACATCAAGCATATCGAAAAAATCAGGCAAGGTATGAATCAAGGCTTGAATCATTTCTAAGGCACCAAACTCTAAACAAGTTGAACCATAAACGTTATGACCTTGAATGATCTTTGCAGGACTTGCCTTTAACTCGACACAAGCTGGACGCAATGGCGTACCTTGAAAAATTTTAAACGCCATACCAGTAAAGCTAGTAGGTAAAGATTGGTACGGATGACGT